GATCTTGTAAAAAAGAATGTAGAGCTCGGCTTTTATGATTCAGAAATTTTAGACTCGTACTCTAAAGCCGAATTCAATAAACTTAATAATTACATAAAACACCAGCGAGATGATACACTCACCTATGCAGCTATGGAACAGTTTCGTGGTAAATATTTAGTCCAGAATCGTGTTACAAAGCAAATCTATGAAACTCCCCAAATGGCGTATATGCTTATCGCTATGACACTTTTCCAGTCATACGATAAAGATGCTCGCATTAAATGGGTGAAAGAATATTATGACGCAATTTCTACCTTTGATATTTCTCTTCCTACTCCTGTTATGGCAGGTGTCAGGACTCCTCAACGACAATTCTCATCCTGTGTCCTTATCGAAACAGATGACTCGTTGGATAGTATCAATGCTACTACTTCTTCTATTGTCAAGTATGTTAGCCAAAAAGCAGGCATCGGCATCGGAGCTGGACGTATTAGAGCTCTTGGCAGCCCCATCCGAAGTGGAGACGCCTACCATACTGGAGTCATCCCCTTTTACAAGATGTTCCAATCCGCTACCAGAAGCTGTAGTCAAGGCGGTGTGCGAAACGGAGCCGCTACATTGTATTATCCTATCTGGCACCTTGAAGTCGAAGATCTGCTCGTGCTTAAAAACAATAAAGGAACCGACGACAATAGAGTTAGACATATGGACTACGGAGTGCAGTTCAACAAACTAATGTATGAACGTCTTCTCGAAGGTGGTAATATTACTCTGTTTTCTCCATCAGATGTTCCAGGTTTGTACGAATCCTTTTTCAACGATCAAGATGAGTTCAAGTATCTTTATGAAAAAGCTGAAGTGCATCCTAATATTCGTAAAAAATCAATTCCAGCTATAGAACTATTCTCACAGTTTATGGAAGAACGTAAAAATACAGGTCGCATCTACTTAATGAATGTAGACCATGCTAATACTCATTCTTCTTTTGATGAAACAGTAGCACCTATTCACCAATCTAATCTTTGCTGTGAAATTGACCTTCCAACTAAACCTCTTGGTGATTTTAATGATGAAGAAGGAGAGATTGCTCTTTGTACTCTATCCGCAATCAATTGGGGTAAAATTACAAAACCAGAAGACTTCAAAAAACCATGTGAGCTCGCAATACGTGGTTTAGACGCTCTTCTTTCGTATCAAAACTATCCTGTCAAAGCTGCTCGTAATGCAACAATGAAACGACGTCCTCTTGGTGTTGGTATTATTAATCTTGCCTACTGGTTAGCAAAAAATAACACCACATATGAAACACCAGATTTAGAACTGTTAGATGAGTATGCTGAAGCTTGGAGCTATTACTTAATCAAAGCCTCTGCAGACTTAGCTCATGAACAGGGAGCGCCATCTGGTAATAAAGAGACTAAATATGCACAAGGTATAGTTCCTATTGATACTCGTAAGCAAGATGTAGATGAGCTTGTACCATTTCAAGAACGTATGCCTTGGGATCAACTTCGTCAACAACTTGCAAAAACAGGTATTCGTAATTCAACTGTAATGGCTCTTATGCCATCAGAAACTTCAGCTCAAATTGCTAATGCAACTAACGGTATTGAGCCTCCACGCTCTTTTGTTTCAATTAAACAATCAAAAGATGGTGTTCTCAAACAAGTAGTTCCTGGCATTCATAAACTACGCGGTAAGTATAATCTTCTTTGGGACCAACGCTCGCCAGAAGGCTACTTAAAAATATGTGCTATTTTACAGAAGTATATTGATCAAGGGATTTCAGTAAACACTTCTTATAACCCAACATATTTTGAAGATGAAAAAATTCCAATGAGTGTAATGATTCAACACCTACTCATGTTCTATAAATATGGTGGTAAGCAACTCTACTACTTTAACACCTTTGATGGACAAGGTGAAATTGATATTAACAAATTTGACGAAACACAGGCAGATGATCTTCCAGAACTAGATGATGAAGCTAACTGTGAATCTTGCGTTCTATAGGTGAGATATGACTGTACTAAACAAAACAACAACTAATCATACAACAGCTAAAATGTTTTTTGATGAGCCTCTCGGTATGCAAAGATTTGATACACTGAAGTATCGTGCATTTGATAAACTAACTGACAAGCAACTTGGATTTTTCTGGAGACCAGAAGAAGTTGACATTTTACGTGATGCTGCTGACTTTAAAAATCTTACTCCACACGAGCAACATATCTTTACATCCAACCTTAAACGTCAGATCGTATTAGACTCTGTACAAGGTCGTGCTCCAGCCGAGTCGTTTGGTTCAATTGTAGGACTCCCTGAACTTGAAAACTGGATTATTACTTGGACATTTTCAGAAACTATCCATTCACGATCATACACTCATATTATTCGTAATATTTATGCTAATCCATCAAAAATATTTGATGAGATGATGGATATTAGTGAAATTGTAGCTTGTGCGGATTCCATTTCAAAACACTATGATGAATTGATTGAGATGACAAAATGGTATCAACTACTCGGAGAAGGTACTCACGAAATTAACGGTAAAAAGGTAACTGTTGATTTATATGAACTTAAGAAGCTACTCTATCTCTGCATAGCAAGTGTCAATATTCTTGAAGGTGTTCGTTTCTATGTATCTTTTGCTTGTTCTTGGGCATTTGCAGAATTAAAGAAGATGGAAGGTAATGCCAAGATTATTAAGTTGATTGCTCGCGATGAAAATGTCCATCTTGGGTCAACTCAACAGATTTTAAAGCTACTTCCACAAGATGATCCAGACTTTATCACTATCGCAAAAGAATGTGAAGAAGAGGTTATTCAAATGTTTGTCGAAGCTGTTGAACAAGAAAAAGAATGGGCAAACTACTTATTCAAAGATGGATCTATGATTGGTCTTAACACTAAACTATTAACAGACTATATTGAGTGGATTGCTAACAAACGCATTACAGCGATTGGTATGAAATCTCCCTATAACGTTCCACGGGCTAACCCACTTCCTTGGACACAAAAGTGGATTTCAGGAGCCGAAGTGCAAGTAGCTCCTCAAGAAACAGAAATTTCCAGTTATGTAATTGGAGGAACAAAACAAGACGTATCAAAAGATACATTTAAAGGTTTTTCTCTATGATTGATTTTGAAAAATACAAAGACTTTGTAAAAGAAGTAACATCTGATGCTTCTAATCACCGTTATGATATGAATGGTAGAATGGTTGAGATTGAAAATGAATACGGCATTAACCCAAGCCTACTTCTTACTGCAGCCATTGGTCTGTCTTCAGAAAGTGGTGAGTTTATTGAGATTGTTAAAAAAGCTGTGTTTCAAGGTAAACCTCTTGACAAAGATGTGCAATTTCACCTCAAACGTGAACTTGGAGATATCATGTGGTATGTAGCTAATGCTTGCAGAACCCTTGACTTAACTCTTGATGATATTATTTCGGAAAATGTTGAAAAGCTAAAATCACGTTATCCACATGGTGAATTTGATGTTCACTATTCAGAAAATCGCAAAGAAGGTGACCTTTAATGACTGTTGTGGTTTGGAGTCGTGATCTATGTGTATATTGTGATATGGCAAAAAGAGAACTTGCAAAGCGCGGTATCGAATTCGAAGAACGTAAGATTGGGGATGGATGGACTAAAGAACAACTTTTAAAAGAGATACCCAATGCTCGTACAATTCCACAAATAGTTATTGATGGAAAAGTAATTGGAGGTTATACTGAACTAATAAAATGTTTATAAAAACGTCATTTTGTCCAGAAGGTGTTACATTACCCTATGTTATAAAAGTTGATAATCCAAAATTAAAGATAGGAATATTTGGCGATAGTTTTGCAGCGTTGGCAGAAGAAGCAAAAAGAAATAAAATTTTATACGAACAAAATAATAAAAAACGATTTAATCATGAGGGAACATGGCCCTATTTTATTGCAAATATGCTAAAAGGAGAAACACATGTCTATGGTATACTTGCTGCATCTATGGTTGATATCGCTAACACTATACTAAACTTAAATACTGATTTTGACATGTACTTTATATTTCACACATCACCCTTAAGAACCAGTCTTTTTACAAATGAAAAATATTCACGTAAATATCTTTATAAAGTATTAGAAAGTTTAAAAGATAAAAAAGTAATTGATTTATATTGGGCTATAAATCATAAAATACAAAATTTTGGTAATTACAAAGAATTTATATGTAATTATCACATAACTCATCCTAATGTAAATGAATTATCTGGATTTACAAATGTAATCAAAAATCCCAATGATGTATTAGGATCATATCATCACATGAGTTCCAGAGGAAATTTTTTATTTGCTTTTGAGTTATATAAACATTTAAAAGGAGAAGTAGCTATTGGCTAACGGAAAACCCCTCAAAAAAGTCAGAATTGACGATCTCTTAACATTTAAACCTATCACACATAATCAAGAAAAAACATACAAATCTTATAAAGAAGGCAATCACCTTTTACTTCACGGAATAGCAGGAACTGGTAAAACTTTTTTATCTCTATATCTTGCACTGGAAGAAGTGCTTGATCCTTCTTCAATTTATGAGGACGTATTTATTGTTCGTTCTGTAGTCTCTACAAGAGATATGGGATTTTTGCCTGGTGATGAGCAAGAAAAGGTATCAATATACGAAGCTCCTTACAGATCCATCTGTCGGGAGCTTTTTGGTATTAGAGATGC